GTAATTACTTAGATCAAAATTGTAGGAATAATCTGATTCACCTATTGATGAACCATACATTATTTCCTCAGTTTGATTTATTTTTCTAAATCCTAAGTTAAATATTTTTCCAGTATTAAGTAAAGAAAGTGTTTTATTCCTTTCTTTTCATAACACATGGTCAACATTTAACATTAATAATTCTTTAGATTTGTCTCTGTAATTGAGAGAGTTTATCTCTCATTTACCGACATTATCTATATAATTATTAATATAGTTAACAATTCCTTTAAAGATAGGATACTTGTTTAGCTCATTAGCATCTTCAAGATTATAAATGGTTTTACCATTTATAACCTTTTGTGCTAAGTCTTGCAAAGCAAATAAACTATCTTGAACGGAGCTTCCCATTCCCAAACCTATAACCTCATCGTACGTCGTACGAATTAATTGGTCGTTTGGGATCATAAATTGTTCATTTTGTATATTCAAACATAATAATTCTCTAAGAGAATCATATGTTGAATAACCAAATGAATAATCAAGTGATTTATGGAAAGTATAGATCTTCATTCTAAATTTTCTATTATCAAATTTCTTTGATAATTTAAAACTTAGACCTCTGTAAAGAGAAGAAAGAATACAAGGAAGGTTCTTACAAGAACTAATGTAATTCCCTTTAACTTTATAAAAGTCATAGAGATTTACCATTACTATGAAAGGATTGTTAATATTATTAACAATTCCTCTCATAGGCAATCCTGTGATCTCTTTCCCTTTACTAAACCATCTTTTAGCAAATTCATATGTATCTTTTGATACATGTGTTTTACTATCAGATAGTTCAACACCTAAATAATTCATTCATTTCATATAAGTTTTGGCAACTTTATCGTTTTTTATAACGATATCATCACCAAGAAGTATATAATCTGAAAAATTATTTATTCCATTTAGTTTAGCACATCAGTGCACGACTAAATGGTGTGTTAGTGTAAAGGCAGCTCAAGAAGAATATGAACCCATAGGTTGTCCTACTTCGTAAGAAATAAGATTACCTTCTGGAGTTTCAAATTTTCTTGTTGATAGAATATGATTTCATCCATCTGCGACTTCTTTAGATATTGCTATCTCTAGAAGACGCCTTTGTAATGAAATCGGAAATCTATCAGTAGCTGATGACAGGTCTATAGATCAAAACATATTTCCATCATCCTTTCATTTATTTGTTGGATCCTGTGTAAATGTCCTATCACATGGAAGATTATTTAGTTTACTAAAAATCTTTTCATGTATAGGTTTAAGAAAAAGCTGCGTATAGTAATCAACTATAGCAACTATTCTTAATTTACATTCAGGATCATAAATAAATGAAAGTTTACC